TAACTATATCTTGGCCTATTATCAAGCCATACAAAACGGAAGCGTCGTAGTAGGCCAGTGGGTGCACTTGTTTTTTGAGTACGTTGTAAAAGGGCTCCAGACGCAGACATTCTATTTCGCTCAAAAGAAAGCAAATAGAGCAATCCGATTTATAGAAACTTTTTGTCACCATTGTGAGGGCCGCGACGATCTATTAAAGTTGGAACTTTGGCAAAAGGCTGTTGTATCTGTGATATTCGGGATTGTGGGCGCTGATGGGCTGAGATGGTTCCGAGAGATCGTCATTGTCATTGCGCGAAAAAACGGGAAAACATTGTTTGCAGCCGCGATCATCGCCTATTGTGTGTATCTTGATGGAGAGTATGGAGCAAAGATATTTTGCGTAGCCCCTAAATTAGATCAAGCTGATTTGGTGTATTCAGCATTTTGGCAGACAATTCAAAAAGAACCTGAGCTTGCAGAGCTCATCCGGTCACGTAAAGCGGATTACTACATCGAAAGCACAAACAGTAGTGTTAAGAAGATAGCGTTTAACGCTAAGAAAAGTGACGGATTTAACCCACACTTAACAGTCTGCGACGAAATTGCCAGTTGGCCCGGAGACCAGGGACTGAAGCAATACGAAGTTATGAAGTCGGCACTTGGGGCCAGAAAACAACCGCTTATTTTGTCCATCTCCACCTCTGGATATGTCAATGAGGGAATATACGACGAGTTGATAAAGAGGTCTACCCGCTTTTTGCTGGGAGATAGCCGGGAGCGGCGACTCGCACCGTTTTTGTATATGATTGATGATATCCAGAAATGGAACGACATCAACGAGCTTAGAAAAAGCAACCCAAATCTGGGCATCTCCGTTTCGGTTGATTATCTGTTGGAAGAAATTGCGGTGGCCGAAGGAAGCCTTTCTAAAAAGGCTGAGTTTCTTGCAAAATACTGCAATATAAAGCAAAATAGCTCACAAGCATGGTTATCAACACAGGCAATAGAGAGGACCAGTGGGCCGATGCTGCACCTGGAGGATTTTAAAGGCTGTTATTGTGTCGGAGGTGTCGATCTATCCAGAACAACGGATTTGACGGCCTGCGTGGCAATCGTTGAAAAGAACGGACGGCTGTATGTGTTTGCCAAGTTTTTTTTGCCCGCAGAGAAAGTTGATGAAGCCACTGCGCGGGACGGGCTACCATATTCTGCATATATCCAGCGCGGAATTTTGAAACTATCAGGGGACAATTTTGTGGATTACCGAGACTGCTTTGAATGGTTCCGTGGCTTGGTGGAGAAGCACCAGATTTATCCACTTAAAGTTGGATATGACCGTTATACAGCACAGTATTTAGTACAAGATATGGCTCAATATGGATTTCATATGGACGATGTGTTCCAGGGCTATAATCTTACGCCGGTAATACGAGAGACGGAAGGACTTATAAAAGACGGCGTGGTTTGCATAGGGGACAATGATCTGCTAAAAGTGCATCTCTTGGATATGGCGCTGAAAACGGAGGCGGAAAGTGGACGTTGCAAACCGGTGAAGATGGGCGCCAACGCTCATATTGACGGCGGTGCGGCGCTCCTTGACGCAATGACCGTGCGCCAAAAATATTACGCAGAAATAGGCGAGCAGCTTAGGAACGGAGGATAGCATGGGTCTGTTTGAGAAAATATTCAAACGCCCAGCGGCGCGTGGGGATCCGGATGGATTTTTTAAAACGCTGACGGCGTATAGCCCCATTTTTACGAGCTGGAGCGGGCAACTATATGAGAGCGAGCTGGTACGTGCGGCTATCCACGCCAGGGCCACTCATATAGGCAAACTCTCTGTAGGAGTGTACGGCGCGGCGAAGCCGCGTTTGCAGACAAAGCTCAAAACGGGTCCAAATGAGTGGCAGACCTGGGGACAGTTTTTGTATAGGCTATCCACTATTCTGGACTGCCAGAATACTGCATTTGTTGTGCCAGTATTAGATGAGTACGGCGAGGCGGCGGGGATATTTCCAGTACTCCCCTCCATGTGTGAGATTATGCAGTATAGCGGAGAGCCTTGGTTACGTTATCAGTTCCAGGCGGGGCAGTTCGCCGCAGTGGAAATGCGCTATT